GGACTGACGCCAGCGGAACAGAGTTGACGTTGATGAGCTTTGCTACATCTGTAGGTGCAGGTCAATTTATCGATGGTCAGGCAAAGTATATCCGTGTTACTAACTTGGACGATACGAACTTGTTGCGACTTCTTGTCAAGGACGCAGCGGGTATTGCTACCTTTCATTTAGCTGCTGGTGAAACGATGGTTTTTAATAATCAGAAGTATGACGGTAGGCACGACCAGACAGAAGCAGACATTGCTTATGTAGATATGGATAGCATTAGCGTCATCGGCAGAAACGCCGCCGACGCTGCGAATGCTGCTGTTGATGTCGAATATTTCGTGGCAGCAATACAAGCTTAAAAGAAGAAGTAGAGAGATGAATGTCTTATCCATTATCAAAGAAACAGATATTAAAAGAAATTGTTCAGTGCGGTAAAGACCCCACCTACTTCCTAAACAACTATGCAAAAATTTCACACCCGATGCACGGGTTGATTCCTTTCCGTACTTATAAATTTCAAGAAACACTTTTAGAAGATTTTAACGACCATCGTTTTAATGTAATCCTTAAAGCCCGCCAGCTTGGTATCTCTACCATCACAGCGGGCTATGTTGTTTGGATGATGTTGTTTCACCGAGATAAAAATGTCTTGGTAATGGCTACAAAGTTTGGGACTGCTGCGAACTTAGTAAAAAAAGTTAAAGCTATTATGCGCCATTTGCCAGAGTGGATTAAGATAGCAAACATCTCCGTTGACAACAGAACATCTTTCGAGCTTTCCAACGGCTCACAAATTAAAGCATCCTCTACCAGCGCAGACGCAGGTCGTTCAGAAGCTCTGTCGCTTCTTGTTATCGATGAGGCTGCACACGTTGAAGGCTTGGAAGAACTATGGACAGGTCTGTACCCTACGCTATCGACTGGTGGTCGTTGTATTGCTTTGTCCACCCCCAACGGCGTTGGCAACTGGTTTCATCAAGCTTATGTTGGAGCCGAAGAGCAGTCAAATGACTTTTACCCAACAAAGCTGCCTTGGGACGTGCATCCAGACAGAGACTTGGCTTGGTTTGAGAATGAAACAAAAAATATGTCTCGAAGGCAGGTTGCTCAAGAGCTTGAATGCAACTTTAATATGTCAGGTGAGACCGTTATTCACTCAGATGATATTGTTAAGATAGAAGGGGCATTAGAGACTGCACGTCATCGTGCAGGGTTTGACAGGAACTTGTGGTTATGGGATGAGTTCAATGCTGAACATTCTTATTTACTCGTAGCTGACGTAGCCAGAGGCGACGGAAGAGATTATTCGGCTTTTCACGTAATTGATATTACAGAGATGACTCAGGTCGCAGAGTATCAAGGCAAAGTAGAGTTGGATATGTATGCAATGTTCTTGGCTGATATCGGGCGACAGTTTGGCAATGCAATGATTGTTGTAGAGAACAACAACGTTGGATATGCGGTGTTGACAAAGCTTGAAGAAATGCAGTATGCAAACATTTATTATTCTACAAAGGGAAGCCACGAATATGTTGAATCATACGCTGCCCGCAGTCAGTCAAATGCTGTGCCGGGTTTCACCACGTCTATGAAGACCAGACCCCTTATTATTGCGAAGCTTGAAGAGTTTGTTCGTAACGAACTAATTATTATTAAGTCTTCGAGACTACTTAATGAATTGAAAACCTTTGTGTGGAACAACGGGAAGCCAGAAGCAATGAGAGGTTACAATGACGACCTCGTTATGTCTTTGGCGATTGCTTGTTGGGTTAGAGACACAGCGTTGGTCTCAAATCAGAGAGATGTGGAGTATAGAAAAGCTTTTATGAATGCAATGACAAAAACAAATTCTACACTTAACACAAAGATATCAGGTATGATAGGATATGATGGTACAAAGTATGAAGCAGAAGCTAAACAAACGCAAGAACTAATGAAGGCGTTTCCGGGCTTGTTCAAGGGGTAAAATAAATGGCTGACGACAATAACAATCAGAATATTAAAAATGAACAATCAGCACTTTTCAAAAGGCTGACAAGATTGTTCTCTGGTCCTATTGTAAATCGTAGACAACAGAACCGAAGAAAATTTAGAAGAAAAGCACTCGACAATTACGCTACTCGTTTCGTGTCTGCATCTGGTAAGCAATTCCAGAAGCAGCACTACAACCCATTCGAGCAGATTACATCGGAGGCAATGAACAACCGTATCAGAAATGAGCGGTACGTTGATTTTGACCAGATGGAGTACGAGCCAATTATTGCATCGGCTCTAGACATCTACGCTGATGAGATGACATATCATAATGAGTTGAAGCCAATTCTTAATATTGAGTGCGTGAACGAGGAAATTAAAGGCACACTTCATTCTTTGTATAAGAGTGTTCTCAATGTGGATTTTAATCTTTACGGCTGGTGTCGAACGATGTGTAAGTATGGAGATTATTTTCTTTATGTTGATATCGATGAGACAATTGGTGTAAAATCGTTTGTGCCGATGCCCGTCTCAGAGATTGAGCGAATGGAGGGTGAAGACCCAACCAATCCAAATTATGTCCAGTATCAGTGGAACTCGGCAGGTCTGACATTTGAGAACTGGCAGGTCGCACACTTCCGTATTTTAGGTAATGACAAGTATGCTCCCTATGGAACGTCCATTCTTGAGCCTGCCCGACGAATTTGGCGTCAGTTACATCTTCTTGAAGACGCAATGATGAGCTATCGTATCACGCGCTCTCCTGAACGACGTGCATTTTATATTGATATTGGAAACATCGCACCTCAAGACGTTGAGCAGTATATGCAAAAGGTTATGACCCAGATGAAGCGGTCACAGGTTGTCGATTCAAGTACGGGTCGAGTAGACCTCCGTTATAATCCAATGAGCATTGATGAAGATTATTTTATTCCTGTTCGTGGTGGCGAATCATCTAGAATTGAATCTCTACCCGGTGGTAGTTATACAGGCGATATTGATGATGTCAAGTATCTTAGAGATAAACTGTTTTCAGCGTTAAAGGTTCCTCAATCTTATCTTTCTAGAGGGGAAGGTTCCGATGAGGACAAGACAACACTGGCGCAGAAAGATATTCGATTTGCAAGAACAATTCAGCGATTGCAACGGTCAGTTATTGCAGAGCTTGAAAAGATTGGCATCATTCACCTTTACACGCTTGGTTATCGTGGAGACGACCTTGTTAACTTTCAATTAAAGCTAAACAACCCATCCCAGATTGCAGCGATGCAAGAGCTTGAGCATTTACGCACCAAGTTTGATGTGGCTGGAGCAGCAACCGAAGGTTACTTTTCTAAGCAATGGGTTTATCGAAACATCTTTGCACTTTCCGAAGAGGAAGTTCTTCGAGTGCAGCGTGAAATGTTTTATGATAAGAAGTTTGAAGCGCGACTGGAAAAAGCGGCAGAAGAAGACGAGCCCGCAGAAGGCGGCGAAGAAGGTGGCGAAGACCTTGGGGGCGGCGGTGACGACCTTGGCGGCGG